CGTCGACTAAGCAACACCAAAGATGTAAAAGGTACCGACTAGGCACCTGGACCTAATCGCAATGAATAAACATTTCTTTTAAATCTCAGGTGAACCTGATGACCCTACTAAGGCGGAGATTGATCTCGCCCGTTACGGGTTCCTAGCATTCGCTAGCCTTGGCCGATCCAAGGTTTTTTCTGAACTAGAATGTGTTGTCTGGGGAAGGGATGACAAACGCATACATAGTTGGTACGCAGGAGAAGAATACCGGTTGAAAGTCCACGCCTCCTGCAACGTAGACGGACAATGTGGGCCACCCCTCATCGATTGAGGTGGATGGGTTACCACAGCGCATCATACTCACCACTTTGATGCTCTGAGCTTCCGACTCACCATCCAGGACATCCCGCCGCTTGCAATAAGCTGGTCGGAATTTCCACTTCGAGTACTGGGGAGACACGACCGACAGCGCACCCTGCGTGTTGGCATTGGTCATGGCCATACCTCTCTGGCCCAGTACATCTCTACCCACACCCGATTGGGTGGTGATCGACAACCTAGCGAGGGTCGAGGGGTCGGCGGTGGTGATGGAATTCGTGAACCGATTGATGGCCTGACGCGGCGCAACATCAATGATGTGCACACGAGGGTCCACCTCGGCTTTCAACTCGTCCACCAACTGCCCACCATTGGCAATGACATTGAAGTGATGTACCAGTGCACCACGATATCCCACGAAGCAGTTGCTCACCCACCCCAGGGGGTGATTCGGCGAAAACTGGAACTGATTCTTCGTAGGCGTCAAGATCCCCGTGGCATAGTTGACGCCCTGAGTGCTGAAGCCGTACTCCACCGGAAACCGGGGGATGTAGTTGACATTCAAACACAGAGCGCTCAGTCGCAAGTTGGTGGAGGCTGTGTAGGGGTTCCCAACTGGTTGCCGATGGTACAGAGACGATCTGTGCAACAATGGCCGCAGACTGGGTACCGTTTCTCCCACCGTCACGGCATTGGTGCTCACATCCCGGGATCCCCCGGCACCAGGCACGATGTCCTCTTCCTCCAAACTCTGCACAGTTAGGAAGGACCACAGAGGGAGTTCGTTGGGCACGGACAACTCAAAGTCTGACCCACATTGCGCAAACGCGAGCAGGTCGATCTGTTGGGACGCCGCTGGACCAGTCAACTCATTGAGGACTGTCACCCTAACATACCCGTTATACCTCTCAGGTTGGAGTGCCGGCGTCCCTGTGGTCGCCACCACGATGAGGTTTGCGTCCGCATCCGTGGACAACCAAGGTGAGCTCGCCTTGTAAGGTACCGTGAAAGTGACCTCACTCTCCACTTGGAGGTCAACAATTCGTGTCAGTGTTGTGGTCTCAGCACCTGTCCCGGGCACCGCTTGAGGATCCCACGAGATCTGCACACGCCCAGTGTGGTACCGCGACTTCACGAAGTGGAACTTGTACGTGATGGACCCTCTCCACTGCTCAAACATGGCCGACACATGAGCTGCGGGTGTCTCATTGACAATGCTCTGACTAACCCCGTTGTTGGCAGCATACAAACGGGGGGTGACAGGGATCACCATGAGTTGTGTCCCTGGTCCATACGACTCCACCCACAACGAACCTGCCACCCACGACTCTCTACCTGCAAAGTGACTAACAACGAGTTCGTCATCCGCACTGGCCCCGGCAACTGTATTGTTGATGGTCACCTCATTCTTGGGGTCCACTGACAATTTGTCGCTGGGGATGCTGGTGTCCACACTGGAGAGACCGTGGAAAGCCTTGGGCATGAAGGGCATGGCGTCCGAAATCACCGGAGGGTTGCTGTACCCAAACATCCTCGCGACACTGGCCACCGCCCCAGCACCGATCTCTGTGGCACGTGCAAGGTCACCAATGACGGGCACATCTGCGAGCTTGGAGGCTATGTTTGCGACCGCGGAGGCGGGCCCACTGATTGGTCCCGGATCGCTGTACTCATCCGATTGCATGACGAGACCCGAAGTGAGACCCGCCAACTCGACATCACTGGCCCAAGCGTAACAACTGATGGTCACATTCTGGCCCGTGGTACCATTCGCGCTGCGCAGGTTAGAGTAATTGATGTAACTCAATCTACCCATATCCGCAAACTCAGACAAGTCCTCGAGGTTCAACCACGCGCGCGGCCACAAGAATGGCAAGTCCATCTCGAAGGTTGTCATCTCCGAAGGATAAACCATCTTACCCGGGAACTGTGAGAATTTGATCTGATCACCGCTCGTCTCCACGATGTCGCGCAAACCACCATCCAGTGGGCAATACGCAACCCTGACTGCCCCGTAATAAAATGGGGACGCATTCACCACGATCTTCACGTGCAACTTGGCCCGAAGACGGGCAAAATTGGTCAGCTTGTTCCGAATGGCTACGTTGTTGAAGAACAGGGACCAGGGGTTGAACTGGGTCAATAAGACCGGTGTTGGCCCCTCAGACCACGAGAAACTGTTGATCAAAACAGGTCGGCTGAGGTATGATCCCAAGTGTGCGATGGTGTCTGAATCCGGTGCGTAGGAGACCATGGGCAACGCCACGGACCCCGCATCGCCCGCGTCCGCGAACATCAGGTTCTCATGTGAGCTCATTTTGAGGGAGCCTGATTCCAGCTCCTCTGATTGGGGGCGAAGGTCGCCCCATTGTGGGATTGTTACGAGTCCTCCCTGACTCTTTGTGATTGTGTTGGTAGGTGCTTTCCTTTGAGCACACTTACACCCGTAGGTGCACTCGCAATCCACATGTTCTGCCCCGTCACTCAGGCGGTTCCTAAATAGGAACGCGGGGCGCTGCCCCTGTGACGTCACCTCCAGACCCACGCTCTCACTCGTCTCGCATGTGGATTGAACCACAAGTGAGCAGTAACTGTCGGGAGGGGTTGGTTTTTGGCTTTCCGCAATGGGGGACGTACCAACAACGCCCTCGTCTTTTGCGACCCAACGGGACGCTCCCAACAGCTTCCTCGTGCTGCTGGGTTCGGTTGCCAGGTATTCCTCCGATACTTGGATGTACCTGGCCTTCAACTGGGCATATGTCAAGAAAGTCCCCTTCTCAACATAGCACTCGAGGTCTGCCCTCCTGACCAATTCCTTCAGAACAGCCACCTCCGCATCGAAGCGCTCCTCCCCATAGAGGAACCACTCTGCCACGGCTGACCTAACCGTGTCGACACTCTGTTTTTGCTTCGTCTCAGTGGTGCTGGGAACCTGAATCATCAGACTCCGCCAAATCGAGTCCACATTGAGTGTGGCCACGTGCGACCGTAGATCATCAGACCAACGAAACGATCTTTGGAGGAAAGTCAGTTCATCAAGTCCAATGAAACTGACAACGCGCGAACTCTTATCCGCCGTCGTGTACTCGATGCCCACTTCGGACAATTGCTCAACCAAGGCTTGGTGATTGAACCAATCCACTCGGCTACCCGCCGCATTGTCGTCACCATACGTGATAAGGCGGACATTCTGCTTGAAGGTCCACACTTCATGGTCTGGATTCAGTCCCCAGTAGCAGTACCTCATGTACAAACAGTTGACAATGCAATTGATGATGACCGTGAGTGGGTGCCCCGATGGGTTCGATCCAAAGAACATCATGAGATCTCCATTGTAGTTGCAGAAGACGAACGCAATGTCCTCACCGATCACCCACACACGAAGCACATCCTCCTCAGGGGCCCCACTTGCCTCTAGGATCTTGACGATGAACCGGAAGGCTTCCAAGATGACCAAAGCTCCCATGCTCTTATCAAATGTTCGGAAGTCACCCCCGATGTAATTCGAACCGAAAGCACTCAGGTACTCAAACAACCTCTGCCACTCAACAGACGTGGCATTCGTGCCAGGGGCACTCTCAAAGAGGTACTTGTGTGTCTGCATAACCCTCACAAATGGCAAAAGGGCCATCCGAACACAGACACTCCAGGCGAACGGTCCCCCCATCATAACCCTGGCCTTACCGGCCTGAACCTTGGTTAAGGGCAATGCTTCATCCTTGAGGTGCTGCATGAAGACCGGAGCGCAACGCTCACCTGCCGACATCTTCGTCCACGTTTCAGCAATTTCGCGCTTCACCTGGTCATTGACGATGACGGGATGTTGCCAATCACCAAACGCAGGTGCCACTGTAATGAAATGTCGCTTGCTTTTGTTGTACGGAAAACCGGCACTGGTGTTGAAATTCATGGAATCGACAAACTTCACACCAGGAACGCCGTTGAGGGCTGCCATGAGACTAAGAGGGGTTCTCAGCTCGGCTCTGGATGACTCAGGGATGAGCGGAAAGACATCCTTGAAAAAAGAGTCTGTACACGTCTTCAACCGGGTCACATCGAACAGATTCATTTTCTGCACCATGGGCTTCAGAGCCAAGTGCACGGCCGTGTAGCCTTTCATTGGCGCCGGACCGTGCTTCCTGGTGTGCCCCATGTCAAGGAGATGCGGTGTGAAGAGAGTGTCACACGCAGTACTCTTGGGTTGACGCTTGAAGCCGCCAAACGATCCGAAAACTTGGACTGTGCCGTCTTCAATGAATCTGGCTGTGCACTTCTCACTGACGTTGGTGGTGAAAGACTGCTCCTCAAGATTGGGGTATCCCGCATCCACTACAGCTCGACCGAAGTGCGCAACTGCGTCGTCCACCGTCTCACGGTAGAGTACCATACTCACTGACACGTGGTTCGTGCCCCCCAAAGTGTGCAACCCCCCAATAGCGTACCCCTTTGCAAGGGCAACCACCACTGGTGCTCCACACTCACCATTGCGAGTGTCTTGCGATAGGAAACTCTCACAAGCATCTGCTACAATCCCAAATTGCGAGAGGGTAGCACTGGGACGCAAATGAGAGCGCTTGGACTGGTACTGCTCCAAACTCCCATCCGGCATGCGCAACAGGAGGCGGCCCGGCCCATCAAAGGTCTGACCCCTCCGCGGTAGAAGCTCCCGGAGATCCCGCCGCACAGGCATGTGACAGATCTCAAAGAAGGCAAGCTCCAGTTCAGGGTGCCTCAGCACCTCACTGTGGCACATCCGAAATCTGACATTCCCGTTGCACCCCTCCGAGTCATTCTCATGGATAACCTGCATCATCCACTCCGAGACTCGGGGAAGAACATGGTTGGGGACAGCGTAAATGTGCCCCCCGACACAGAAAGCACGAAAGGTGCAGTTCTTGTTCCCGGAATGGGTGGCCTTACACCACACCACGTTGCGGGAAACTAGGGAAGCGACTTTGCTGTGATCTAAACTCGACCACGCCGTGGACAACCTCCCCATGAACTCACTGGAAGCATATGTCTCCTTGCGCCAAACATTCTCGACCTCAGCACCCCGTGCCGGGGTGGTTCCCACGAAGTCCAAATCATCCACATCCATCTGGGGAACTTGGGTATCGAACTCCCCGGGAAAGATCTTCCGCAAGAAGTTGTAGGTTAGCCCAACCCCACCCAAGATGACAAGAGCCTTCATCAGCAGGACTAGCTTGGGACTCACTTCCTTCCACTTGGTCCACCACCAACTCGTGAGGGCCTTCTTCACCTTATCAATGGTCCAGACGACTGCGCGATCGGCCACACCAGAAAAATCTTCATAGACCATGTCCATGACACGGTCCGAGATGACACCCACCAGAAATAGTGGGTTTCTCCCAAGAATACGGATGTCCTCGGAGATTACCGCAGCCCCAGCGGCAAGTGTTCTGTGCGTGATGTACGCGGCACCCATTGCTCCTATGGATCCGCCCACGATACCACCAAGGGAGACTTGGGGCGATTGTGTGCTGCCCACCTGGGCTTCCAGGCCAGCGGTCACACCCTCACTGGGAGGAGGGGGGGGATCCAAGGGTGCATCCCCCCCACCACCTGGTGGGGGGGGCGTGGGCGAGTTCGGGGGGG